CTTTGAAGAAGAACAGAAGCTGTCCGGTTTCGGCGCAGCTCCTGTAAAGAACGAAGGCTCCGCTATCGCATACGACAATGCTCAGGAAGCATGGTCTACCCGATACACCCACGAGACTATCGCTCTGGGCTTCTCCCTCACCGAAGAAGCTATTGAGGATAACCTGTACGACTCACTGTCTGCTCGTTACACCAAAGCGCTTGCTCGTGCGATGGCCTACACCAAGGAAATCAAAGGCGCATCCATTCTGAACAACGGCTTTAACGCGAACTACAAAGGTGGTGACGGTAAAGAACTGTTCAGTAACGCGCACCCGCTGACCTACGGTGCAACCATCTCCAACATCCCTTCTACCGCTGCTGACCTCAACGAAACCTCGCTTGAGAATGCAGTCATCCAGATTTCCCTCTGGACTGACGAACGCGGTCTGCTCATCGCAGCAAAGCCCAAGAAACTGATCCTACCTCCTGCATTGCAGTTCGTAGCTACTCGTTTGCTTGAAACTGAACTGCGTGTCGGCACCACCGATAACGATGTCAACGCTCTGAAGAACAACGGTGCAATTCCGGGTGGCTTCACGATCAACCACTTCCTGACCGATCCGAATGCTTGGTTCCTGACGACCGACGTTCCTAACGGCCTGAAGCACTTCGTTCGCGCTCCGCTGAAAACTTCAATGGACGCAGACTTCGATACCGGCAATGCTCGCTACAAGGCTCGTGAGCGTTATAGCTTCGGTTGGAGTGACTACCTCGGCGTATTCGGTTCTACCGGATCAAGCTGATAACAGCTTGAAAAGCAAAGGGTTGGGAGTTTCCCAGCCGAGCGAAGGGGCCATTCGGCCCCTTTTCTTTTTTCTGTTGACACTCCCCAATAATCTTAGTATAAGAGTGTTAAATTTGGCCTATTTTATAGATTTTACATGAGGGCAACATGGCAAAAACATTAGCCAGCCGAGGTGGAAAACGGTGCTTTGCTGAAGGGGAAAGCGTAAAAGCCACGGGAAGAACTAAGAAAACTTCTGGTAGGGGGCTTGGGCCTAGAGGCCGCGCTGTGTCTTTCAAACCCCTAGACGATGCTAAGAAAACTCCCGGCAAAGCCCTTGTGCCTAGGGGCAGGTACGATGTAACAACCACTGGCGATGCGAAGAAATCTCCCGGCAAAGCACTTGTACGCAGGGCTAGCTCCGATGTAACAACCACTGGCGATGCGAAGAAATCTCCCGGCAAAGCGCTTGTACCTAGGGGCAGGTACGGTGTAAGAACCACTGGCGATGCGGCGAAAGCTACAGGCAAAGACCTTGCACGCAGAGGTAGCTCTGATGTAGCCCGTCCGGGGCGTCCTAGCATAGATGTTGACCTCAGACGGACTCGGATAGGGCAGGAAAAAGTGATTGGCTCTGGGGCTGGAGAAAACATAGACCGCACCAAAATTTCTAGGCAGGCTCGTGCAACGTCGGAAAAGCCCGCTGGCTCTGGGGCGTCCCGTATAGGAAGAGCGGCATCTCGCACTCTTGGCGGGCTGGGGCTTATGGCCTACAGTTCTGATGTTGGGGCAGGGTCGGACAAGCCTCAATACTATCCGGGGGAAGGGCTGAAAGCAAAGGAAAAGGCTAAGGAGCGAGATACATCAAGCAATGATTACTCATCTCAGTTAAAAAAGTACAGAGATTCTGCGCCCGCCTCAGCATCTTCATCCCCAAAAGCTTCCGCCGCATCATCTTCATCTTCGTCTTCGTCTTCACCAGCAAAACCTACTGCCAGCACGCCTAGGAAGGCCGCTGAGAAACCCTCTGCGAGAGCCTCGGCATCTACTTCCACTAAGCCTGTACGCCGTCAGGTAAGTAGTAAGCGGGCTAGTGCCGCAGAAGATAAGTTCATGTCTGAGCTAAAAGCTTCTGCGAGCAAAATGAAGTCCGCTATTTCCGACATGGCAGAAAAAACAGGCAAAATGAAAGAGAAAACTACCGCTTTGTCTCGTAGCTTCAAAAAGGGCGGTTCTGTCAAAAGTTGTTGCGATGGTCGCGCTCAGCGCGGTCGCACAAAAGGGAAGATTAGGTGATTAGGGAAAGGGGCTTCGGCCCCTTTCTTTTTGTTGACATGTGCTAAAAACCCTAGTATAAGAGAGTTAAATCCGGGGATTTATTTTTTGCCTAATCGACTGCCCCGGCAGATTCGCACACAACGATAGGCGCAAGTGCAAGGATACAAATATGGCATTCGCTACATTCTCTGGCCCTGTTCGTTGCGGTACTGTTAAAGACGCTCCGGGTGTAAACACTGGCTGCATTGTTCTTTCTCAGACTGCCGCTCTTGGTCTTACTACCAGCACCCCGTTCATTCTTCCGGCTGGTGCACAGATTCTCAACTTCTACATCGACGTTACCACGACGTTCACCACTAGCGCTACGCTGGCTGTTGGCGATGGCACCACTGTTAATAAATACGTAACGGCAATCACCACCCCCGCTGCGGGTCGTCAGACCAACACTCCTACCGCTGCTCAGATTACTGCTATGTCCAATATCGGTACGACTGATGTGACGGTAACGGTGACTATGGCTGGCACGACTGCGACTGCAGGTGCAGGGTTCATCACTGTTGTATACGTACAGCATCTGTCTGATGGCGCACAGGTTCCTCCCTCTGCATAAGTAGGAGATAGCCATGCAAACTGATGTTTTATCAGCTAGCACTACGTCCACCGTCAATCTAGTAGCTACACGCTGCCGGGTCAAAGGGATTTGGATAAGCCACGGAGCCACCGCAGGTACGGCTGTTTTCTACGATTCAGCTTCTACGGGTACTTCGCTTACCAACATCACTTTGAACACCGCAGGTGTACTCAACGACGCATACATCCCCATACCGGGCGAAGGCGTTCTGTTTCAGAACGGCGTGTATGTAGTTTTAACCAACGTGGTGAGCGTCACTATTTTCTACGCCTGACGGTTATGACAGAGCCACAGATCATAGTTGATGCAGTAATCGCCCTAGTCGGGGCACTGTTTGGTTGGTTGTTCAAGATGGTCTGGGATGCCATTAAAGAGCTTCAAAGAGACATCAAAGAGACCAACCAGACGCTCCACGAAAGCTACGTAAGGAAAGACGACTACCGTGTTGAGATTGCCGAAATCAAAGGCATGTTCAACCGAATAATGGACAAGTTAGAAAGCAAGGTGGACAAATAATGACCCGCGCATCCCGTGGTATTTCCAACATCCAAGAACACGCCAGAGGCAACAAGATGAAGAAGAATATGATTAAGAACAAGGAAAGCGCTAAAGTCGCTATCAAAAAGAAGCGCCCAATGGCCCCCGGTATGGGGGATATGAGTGTAGGCTCCGCTCGCTCAGGCAACCTGAAAAACATTCCGGGTATGGGTGGTATGAAGGCGGGCATGAAGTCTGGTGGCTCCTGTAAAGGATATGCCAAAGGTGGCTCAGTTGACGGCGTAGCCCACAAAGGCAAGACCAAAGGCAAAATCTGCTAAGAGGTAGAGATGGCAAAGAAAGTAAACAAGCCAAGCGGCGGCCCTCCTACTAAGGTGTATGCCCCGCCTAGAGCTGGCGGCGGTGCCCCTACTAAGATGTTTGGCCCTAAAGGTGGTGGCCCTAAAGCTGGTGGTGGCGGTGGTGGCCCTAAGCCTGTCAAGCCGACTACGACCACTAAGCCTGTCAAGCCGACTACGACCACTAAGCCGGTTAAGCCGACTACGACCACTAAGCCTGTCAAGCCGACTACGACCACTAAGCCTGTCAAGCCTGTCAAGCCGACTACGACCACTAAGCCTGTCAAGCCTGTCAAGCCTGTCAAGCCGACTACGACCACTAAGCTGGTTAAGCCGACTACGACCACTAAGCCTGTCAAGCCTGTCAAGCCTGTCAAGCCTGTCAAGCCGACTACGACCACTAAGCCTGTCAAGCCTGTCAAGCCTGTCAAGCCGACTACGACCACTAAGCCCGTCAAGCCTGTCAAGCCTGTCAAGCCTGTCAAGCCGGTCAAGCCTGTCAAGCCGACTACGACCACTAAGCCGGTCAAGCCGGTCAAGCCGGTCAAGCCAGTTAAGCCAGTTAAGCCGCCTACAGCGACAACACCTACTCCTGCTCCGCAGCCACCGGTAGCTCCGCAGCCTCCGGCTCCTGTTCCGCAGCCTCCGGCTCCTGTTCCGCAGCCTCCGGCTCCTGTTCCGCAGCCTCCGGTAACGCCTACTACGCCTGTTAAGCCGGTAACGCCTACTGCGCCTACTACGCCTGTTAAGCCGGTAGCGCCTACTACGCCTGTTAAGCCGGTAACGCCTACTACGCCTGTTAAGCCGGTAACGCCTACTACGCCTACTACGCCTACTACGCCTGTTAAGCCGGTAACGCCTACTACGCCTGTTAAGCCGGTAACGCCTACTGCGCCTACAACGCCTGTTAAGCCGGTAGCGCCTACTGCGCCTACAACGCCTACAGCGCTTCCACCGCCTCCTGCGGGAGTCAGAGGGATGCACGACTTCGGTGCTCGCCAGCTTCTGAAGAAAGGCGGTATCGCGTCGCTGGGTGGCAACAAGGGAATGGAAAAAGGCAAAGGTGGTAAACCACGCGGTGTTGGCCTAGCCCAGAAGGGTTGGGGCAAAGGGAAGATGCGGTAATGGCTGGCGGTGGACAACCACAAGGACAGGCCCAACAACCCCCCGGCTACGCCGGGGGCGGGCCGCTAAACGCGCCATTGCAGTTCGGTAAGCAAGTGAACCCTATGCCCCAGTTCAATACGCAATCGGGGTATAACAATTTCGCTTCGCCCAACTCGAACTTCATGCAGTACCCACAGCAAGGGCAACCCAACCAACCGAACCCTCCGGCGTTGAACAACAATGTACCGCCTGTGCAAAACGTCGGCGGCCCGGATACTGGAGTGCCATACCCACCTGTAGAAATGGGGTTTGACCAAAGCGGTAGCGATGGTGGCGTCGGCGGTCATCCTGCCGACCAAATGCAGAACCCACTACAACAGTGGGGGAAGCCACCCAGCCTCAGTCAATACATGTCTCCACAAGGACTGCAAATTCAAGGCGACCCTAACGCAATGCTTGTGCGAAGACCTCAACAAAGGTAGCCGATAATGGCATCAGGAAGTATTGTTTCTTCTATCTCAAGAGTTGGGCGCTACGAGCCTTTCGACTTGCAGGTCTCTCGTGGGCAGATTACAGGGCACACAACGGTCTATAAGTTTGGGTACTCTACTGTAATTGACGGCACGTTATTCCCTGTTTGGAACATAGCGGCTAATCGCGTGTACCGAACTACCGCTGCAACGATGACTGTATCATCGAGTTCAGCCAACGAC